GTGCTGGCTGCTGCTGCTGTTGCTGTTGCTGTTGCTGCATAGCTTGTTGATCTTGAGCAGAACGCTGCTTTTGAAGCCTTAAACGTTCTTTTTCTATGGCTATTTGACCAAGTGCAGTCTGGGCATCAGCAGATTTATCGTAATCTCCTGCCTCCATAGCCTCAGTATATGCTCTTTTAGCTTGCGCTTCTTGAGTAGTTATTCTGCCTTCATACTCAGACATATAGCCTTTATCTAAGGTAGCTAATCGCTGTTTGTATTGGTCATTCTGTGTTTGAACTTGCTGAATATACTGAACCGCAGCCGCTGCCTCTTCCTCTGCTTGGCGTCTAGCAGCGGTTAATTTTGCAATTCTTTTATTAACTTCTTTGCCGTATTTGTCTAATTCTTCATCATCCTGAACATTTGTTCGGGTTTCGTCAGAATCAGAATCAGCACTTAAAACTTCCGCATCTTCTATTTCAACAGAAGTTACTTCCTGATCTTGTTCTTGCTCTTGAATTTGGTCTTGGTCTTCAGACTGCATAAGATTTATTCCTCTTAACTGGACTATACATACGAAATATCTTTGGGGTCAAGTATCGTTGCGATAATATTATCGTCATTTATAATACGAACCTCAAGACCTTCCACTTTAAACCTATTTCCAGCATATCTTCCTATAAGAACCCAGTTTTTCTCAGAACACCACGCACCAGTTGGGAATTTCTGGGAGTCTTGGTATGCGTCTGGACCCAACTTAACGACATAAGCAGCTACGGTTGCGAAGGCTTCTCTGTCCCTAACTGCATCAGGAACATACAAGCCACCTTTGGTTTTTTCGCTAGGATAGTAGGGTATTATTAACATCCTGTAGCCTGTTGGCTGCGGTAGTCTTTCTAATACAGAACCGTCCAATTCAGATGGATCGTTCTCATTTTTATCCTCTTTTGGCTTGCCAAAAGCTGTCTTCATGGGCTTGGGTATGTCTTCCATGCCCTGTGGTTTTTTGTATTTTCTTGCAACGTTATCAGGAACGTATAGTTTTTTAGTCATCTGCCATCTCTATGTTTTTCATTGCTGCCCTGATCTCTTCCTCCATAAAGGTAAGACCCTTGATTTGACCTACTACATACCTGTATTCTTCAAAATTTGCGACATTACCTGTTCCAAGAGTGACCTCTAAATCACCTCTTTTTTGACGTAAGTGCTTGTATAGGTAATTTGCTAAATTCAAAGCGTCCATGTATGCCTCCCTATAGTAGTTTATACTACAGAATGCAAAACACAAGTATATATCCCAGAAATTTAGAAAACACCTTGAAATCTCTGGGGTCTTGAAGCTGAACTAAACTTACTTACTCGGCCTGCCGCGCTTCTTTGCCGGGGCTTTTTTAGATTCTTTTTTGGGGGTTGTTTTTTTCTTGGGCTTTTCAACCCACGCTTCGTTCTCTGGTGTGCTTGGGTCATCTGATATAAAATGTCCACTTCCATCACGGGCGCGCACGAGTTCTGTCTCTACAGAATGCGCAGCCGCACGTTTCTTTTCTCTTTCGACCTGAATCATCTTTTCGCGTACACTACTAACCATTATCCTAGTCCTTTCGACCTTGCGTTTAGGGCCGCTATGTCACGTTGCGTCTGTACACGATCTTCTGCAACCCTTGTTTTATCAGCCAAAGCCTCTTCTTGAAGCCTTAATCTTTGCTGATCTATTTGAGAGTCCATCATTTCTTTCTCACGATCAAAATCTTGGCGTTGCTCAAATTCCATTGATTTGCGCTGCAAATCTGCGGATTTTATCTGCAACTCCTGCTGCCTAATTGCAACCAATGGATCTTCACCTTGACTCACAGGCTCTACTGTCTGAGCATATTGTTCTGTCATCTCAGCGATAATAACCGCAGCTTGACGATCAATAGCAACCTTCAGCATTTGCATAGCCTCTGGATTCTGCTGAACCTCTGGGCCAGCTTGCTCCATAACTTGCTGTTGCGCTTGCTGTTCAGCCAACATGCCAATGTGTTCCTGTATATGACCTTGCAAAATAGCTAGTGTAGCAGCATTCATCTGCACAACAGGCGTACTCATAATTGCCAAATGCGTTTCTATGTGCGCTTGGTGATCCTGATCAGGAAATGCTTGCGGAGGAGCGCCAGTAAGGGCCATTTGATTTTCTTTTGCAGCATTTACAGGCTGTGGAGCAGGTGGAGCAGGCAAAATAGCATCAATATTGTTAATGCCTAAAGCTTCGTACATCTTGCGATATGCTTGATATAAGCCCTGCGGACCACCGTGTATTTGAGGATTTGACTGCACTAGCTGCAACTGAGTTTGCGCCAAAGCAATCCTCTGAGCCATAGAGAATATATTAGGATCACTGACTGGCAGTACATCAACTCTACCGTCAAAATCCTGCGCAAAGACTTCAGGTCCAAACTCTGTAGAAGGCATATACGGATATGCCTGAATGCTCTGAGAAAAGACATTTGCCAAAAGCTTGAACTCAAGCTTCTGAGAGTAGTGCATACGCTTATGAATCGCGGACATAACCTTAGTTCCGCGCTCCATAATAGCCATTGTAGTGCCTACAGGGGTTTCGCCGCCCATCTCACCTATCTTCATGTCAGCCATAGCCGCAAAGCGGCGTCCTGCGTCCACAAGAGTGCCTAGAAGGTTGTATAGCGTACCAGAAGGCTCTTTAAACGGTAACGGCATTAGGGAGCTTCGTATGTCAGTCCCTGCTACATCAATGTCCCTAAACTCGCCCGGTTGTATCGCACTGTCTTCATCACGAATACGCGCTCCACGAGCTTTAAAGCCTGCGGGTAAGTTGGACAGTGTACCAGCGTCAATAAGCTGCCTTAAAATAGACGTAGAAGCTTGTACCAAGCCACCAATCATGTGCGTTAAGCCTAAGCCATAGAACCCAAGGCCCGGAAGAAACTTGTAGTGTACAAAATAGTCTTTACGGCGTTTCATCTGGTCTACTTCATCATAATTACGACGAATAGACAGAATTGACCCTGTATCCTCCAATATAGTGACAATATAAGGCAATTTTAGCCCTGTAGCCTCACCCATTTGATCAACATCCTCAAACCCTTCAAGGTCTAAATCAGCGTGTATTTCATACAAGGTAAGCTCTGTTGACGTATTACTAGGGTGAATACCCTGTATATCATTAATAGATTCTTGTATTTCGGAGTTTTCATCTTCAGCACTGCCAGAAGAGGGCAGGTCAATGTCCTGATAGAAGCCAGCCAATTGAAGCTTCTTAACTTCATTGGAATCCATCTTAATAACGTGCGTAATTCTGGGAGATGACGCTAGGTCAGTTACGCCATAAGGCACAACTAGATCTTCAGCGTGTACAAACTGGCTAACAGCACGACCTTTGAGTGGATCAAAGTAAACTTTCTTGAATGTAGACCCAATTACAGGGAGATAAAACAACATCTGATCCATCTCAGGATCATATTCCTCCATCTCGTAAGTAATCATGTAGTTCATGTAGTCTTTAACACGTTCAGCCTGCTTAACCAGAACTTCGCTCTGCGCGCCCACAACATCTGTGCGAACAGGTCCACTTGCAGGCAGCATCTCACGGTAAGCTTGCGCTTGAAATTGAGTAACACTCTCTGCAAGCAAAGGATGAATAACGCCAGAGGAACCCTCAAAAGGCTCAACTCTTTCTTCATACTTCATCCCAAGATACTCTAAGCCACGCTTATAAGTGTCTTCCCAATCCTGCCTAGAAGAAAAATCATCTTCAATACTGCCTACCAAGTCAGAAGAAATAACTCCAATAAAGGCTTCATCAACGTATTCCGCTAAGTTCGCATCAAATGGAATATCCTGCGGAACAGTCTCTTCTTCATACTCCCCAACAATTGCTGAACCATCATCAAACTCAAAAACATTTTCAGCTTGCAGGCCATCCGTCATCATAGGAGCTTCTTGCATCATAGGATCTTGAGTTAATTGAGGCATCTGTCCCAATCCACCTGATCCAACGTCTGTTTCGATAGCCATACTGTTTCCTTTTTAGGTGTTGGAGCAGGAACTGCTCTACTGTCATGGAGCAGACACACTCAAGGAGCAGACTGCACTATTCGGTTGGGAGGACACCATAGTGCATCTTCCCGCCCCAACTTCTTTAACGTCAACAACATCCAAGCTGCGCGTGTCAACCAACTGGTTAACTCCAGACTGCAATCTTGTAATGTTAATGACTGGTTTAGTCATTATCTTACGCCGACAAACTTCGTTCCGCTAATTGCAGCACCACCGCCACGAGAATGACCAGAATTCTCATCCTTCATAGTCGGTGTTGATTCCTTCGGCATTACTTCCTTAACAACACCGTCTTTTTCAGTAGTTTTAGCCATTACTTTAATCCTCTGTATTTACCACCACGACCACGCATAACCGCACCGTTTCTTGGTTTAGATGTCCTTGCCTCAAATGATCTATTCGCGCTATCTTCTGCCGTATTTTTTAATGTTTCCATTTTAGACTCCAAAAATCTGCCAATTTTACTTTCTGGAGCATNTTTATAAGTTGGCGCAGAATAATCAGTCAACGCCTCAGAAAGAGCATCTTCAATGGATAACTTCGTATCTTCTGAAATTCCCTGTCTGGGTCGCATTGGCATTAACTTATTCCTTTAAATTTACCGCCGCGACCCGGCATTACAACTCCGCCATGATTCATCATCTTAAAATCTTCGCCAGAGATCTTACCGTCTTTATTCTTGTCAAGCTTTTTCTGACCACCGATTAAGCCACCTGACTCTTTCTTAACAGGCTTTTTGGCCCTTCTTTTTTTGGCGTCTTCTTTGGCAAATCCTTGTTGCAGTCTTTCAAGACTACCTGTATCGTCGAGTAGTTCAGTCGCAGCATATCTACCTGCCCTCAAACTAGCCATTTTTTCTAACATGTCTGGATCAACCGTCGGG